CAACCCCGAAGAAGTCACCCGCCTGTCTCGTGAACTGGCAGAGCAGCCCAATCAACCTGTCTCTAGTATTTTCCAAAAGCTGAAAACTATTGAGCAGAAGACTTTCTATCGTCCTTTAGAGGATATTATAGCCTGTGTCATTGGTGCAGGGAGCTTCTCGCTAGCTCTGGGAAGTAGCTGGATTGACGGAACTGCTGCGGCTATATCGGGAGTTTTTGTAGGGATTGGCATGCAACTCTTTTCCCGTTTTATTCATACCAGTTTCTTGCAGATTATCCTTTCTAGTGCCATTGCCGCTTTATCAGCTAATATTCTCTATTATTTGGGTATCGGGCAACATCGTAGCGTGATTATTCTGGGCACCTTGATGATTTTGATTCCTGGGGCCTACTTTGTAAATGCCATTCGAGAATTCACCCAGAATAACTACTATAGCGGTCTAGCCCTGATGTTGTCAGGGGTCTCCACTTGTCTGTCTATCTCTGTCGGTGTTCTTGCCATGATTTCCATCCTTCCCTTTGCGGAACAGTTATCAGGCATGTTCTCAACACCGTCAACCTCATGGCTGGGGGTCTTGATTCAGACCTTCATGGCAGGACTAGGGACAGCAGCCTTCTCCGTGCTTTACCGAGTGCCTAAGAAATACTTCTTGGACCTCGGAACCCTAGGAGCGGGCTCATGGCTCCTCTACCTCTTGATTTGGAACAATACCCATCACGAGGTCTTAGCCATCCTCTTCCCTGCCCTATTAGTCACTATCACCTCACGCTTTTTGGCTCACTACCGTAGATGTCCAGCTACAGTCTTCCTAGCCTCAAGCATGTTCCCACTCATCCCAGGGATGAGCTTCTACCGTGCGGTCTACTTCCTCTTAATCGGAAATGCAGACCTAGGCCTCAGCTTCCTACGAGCTTGTTTCCTGGCCTCCTTTACCATCGCCATCGCCGTCAGTTTGACACAACAAATCCCTAGCCGCTATTTTGTACTAGGGAAGAAGAAATAGATTGTTAAAAGCCATTGGTTTTATATGCCAGTGGCTTTTTTGGTGGCGTTCTAAAATTAGTGAATAGCATATTATGAATATCAAAAATACCCTACTCAAGGATCTATCCGCTGCTAACTTAAAGCAAATACATCATTAACTCTCTTTAATGAAAGTTTATCATTCATATACTATCAGTTTTGTTTAGAGTAGAGTTGGAAAGAGTTTATACAAAAAATAAAAACGCTTACACAATTCTTTGATTTTATTAAAATGTGATGATAAACTTGATATGTAAGCAATAGAACTATAATACTAACTTAATTTTACTCATGAGTTAACCATATCCTTGCTAACATTGTTCAGTTTAATGAAAGGAGCATTATCATGGAAAAGAAAGTATACTTTAAACTTCACAAAGTAAAAAAGCAATGGGTAACCATTGCAGTAACTGGTCTAGCTCTAGGACTTAGTTTTGCAAGCTTGGGCTATGTGTCCGCAGCTGAACAGACTCACCCCACCTCAGAACCAACTGTTGAAAACAGCATCCAAGAAAACGCAATTGATGTCGTAAGCTCGTCAACTAATGAAGTTATTACTAAACCAGAAGAAAACAAATCTTTCGACGCCCCCAATACAAGAGAAAACATCACTGAAACTACTTCTACTGAATCTGACCTAAGTACCACTGAAGCAACTGTTCCAGAAACAAGTACTTCTGAAATTAACTCTCAACAAGCTCTTCGTTCGGAAGTCTCTACTGTTACTAGCAGTGAAGTCGTAAGCTCTGAAACATCACATTCTGAAACAAATACAGCCCATGAAGTAGAAGAAAGTCCCGTAATATCCGGCGGTCATTACACTAGCGATGATCAGGGCAACTGGTACTATATTAAGGATGGGAAAGCACTTACTGGTATGCAAAATATTGATAATGTGAATGTCTACTTCGATGCCGATGGTAAGCAAGTCAAAGGAGACACCCGTCATGTTAATGGAGCAACATATCACTTTGAGAAAGATAGTGGACGACTTACCCGTAATGCTTTTGCATCTGATAAGAATGGAAATTGGTACTATTTAGGCCACGATGGGAAAGCACTTACTGGTAGCCAAGTTATTGACAATATTCCACTCTACTTTTACCCTAATGGTGTTCAAGCTAAAGATGCCTTTGTCATCCTAGATGGAAATTCCTATTATTTTCAAAAAGATACTGGCCAATTGGTTCGTGACCGTTTTTGGTCGGATGACGACGGCAACTGGTACTATAGTGATAAAGAAGGGAAACTTCTAACAGGCGAACAGACTATAGATGGCTTCGACATGTATTTCTACCCAGACGGTGTTCAGGCCAAGGGTGAAATCGTTACAATAGGTATCGAACCCTATTACTTTGATAAGGATAGTGGTCATAAGGTTATAAATACCGACATCACTATTAATGGAAAAACTTACCACGCAGAAGCTAATGGACTTTTGATTGAAACTGAGCAGAAACTTCCACAACTTCCACTTGTTTCTGGTGGCCATTTCCAAGAGGATTCCTCAGGGAACTGGTATTATTACACCGCAACAGGAGAGAAACTAAGAGGATGGCAAAATGTAGATGGAGTAACTCTTTACTTTGATGAAGAAGGTCGTCAAGCGAAAGATGGCGAAAGAATCATAGACGGCTTCCATTACTATTTTAGTCACTATTCAGGTGCTGTAAAAACCAACTATTGGCATACTTGGTCTATTGAAATCAGAAGATGGGAACCATTTGCAAAAACGTATAACATCTATTATGGTTCTGATGGTCGACGTTACTATGGATGGCATCGAGTTGGCGATCAACTTTATTATTTTGATCATACTGGTCGAGTTGAAAATGCTCTTACTACCTTCAAAGGACAAGACTACCTCTTTGATAATCATGGAAAATTGGTAAAAGATGCCTTTTATATTCAGTCATTACGTGTCTTTGCTGGAACTTTAAATACTAGTTATCGCTCCAATAAATTTGGTCAAGTACTAACCGGAGAACATCATATTAATGGTGATGACTACTATTTTTCAAATTCTGGTTCAGCAGTCACTGCTATTGTCACAAAAGGTGGCAAGGATTATTATTATTTTGAAGGTAAACTTCTGAAAAACTATCTCGGACCTTTACTCGTACGTCAGTATATGGATGATTATACTTACTACCATGGCATCGTAGGTACAGATAAGGATGGGAGGGTACTTACTGGTGTTAGCACTGCAAATAATGGTAAACTCTATTATTTTGAAAATAAAGGAGATATTTACCATGAAAGATATATCCCCCAAATGGTTACAGTTACAACACCTACATGGAAAACGATTGATGGTAAGCTATACCACTTAGAACCTAGCATAAACAGAACTTACAAATCTGGAAGAAGCCGAACCTATACCGTCAGAGAAGAAGTAGACATTATTAACCACGGAGTACGAACAAAGACCGATAAGATTAAACGTATTATTGATGATGATTTTGGTAATCTATACTATCTTGATGAAAACAATGATTTTTACATCGGACATCTACTTCCAGAAAACACAGATTTAACCAAGATTGAAGAAACTGTAATTCAAAGTGACAATAAATTCTATGCTTTCAATAGAACAAGTTCGCTTTCCGAAACTTCCCCTCTCACAGTTTCCAAGACCTTAGTTTACAATAAAAAAGCCTACCTCATTGATGATAAAGGAGTAGCGACCGAAACTAAACTAACAAATCGTTTCGAACACGATGATGCATGGAATTGGTACTACTTTGATAACGAGGGAAAAGCTGTCACCGGACTCCATTCAATAGATAATGTCACTCTATACTTTGATAAAGAGGGCAAACAAGCTAAGGGAAGACTTGTCGAAATTGACGGTCAAACACATTATTTCGATAGAGACAGCGGAGCTATGTGGACTAACCGAACACTTGAACTTAATGGTATTCGTTATATCATTGACCAAAATGGTTATGTAACGATGAACAAACCTGGACAATTTATTCAAGATAAAGATGGTGATTGGGCTTATATTAAAGAAAATGGACAGTTAGCCACTGGACTTCAAATTATTAATCATCAAAAATACTACTTTGATCCAACTGGAAAACAAGCCAAAGGAAAACAACTTCTGCTTGATGGAAAGTACTATTTCTTCGATGAAGATACTGGTGCTATGTTCGTAAATAAATTCCATGAAACAGGCGATTACTTTTCTAAAAAATATACTTATTTTGGCGAGGATGGAAGCCAGATATTTGGTTGGGCAACTATTGACGGTAAACGTGTTTATTTTAAAGAAGATGGCTACCAAGTTCGAAATGATACATACAAGATAGGTGGTTTCGATTATTTCTTCAAAAAAGACGGTAGTATGCTTGCTAATGATATTGACGGCAACTACAAATACTATTATGCTGATAAGGACGGTCATCTACAGTTCGGGTGGGTTAATCACAATAATGAAACCTACTATATTAGCCCACCATGGGGAGCTGAAGACCGAACATATCTAAAAACTATCAATGAAAAGACCTATCTTTTGGGCCCTAAAGGACGACTTCTAAGGAATACAGCTACAGACACCTCGACCTCTTGGAATGGTTTCTGTATCTCTGATGAAAATGGAGTTGTAAAAACAGGTGTCATTCGGTTAGAAGATAATAGACTTTATTATTTCAACCCTGAAATTTATATGACTACTCCTTTGAGTGGCGAATGGGCAGAGTTTGATGGTAAACTTTATCATTTTGAAAAGCCGATATCAGTTAGTCCAGAGTCAAAAGGTTCTCCAATTACCACTAACACTACGCTTGAAAAAGATGGAAAAACCTATATTATTGACGAAAATGGCGTAGCTACAGAGAAAAAGGATTAATATTCAACAATAATTTAAAAACAGCAACCGCTCATTCTATTGGAGAAGCTTTTACGGCTGAATTATCTGCTTATCTAGATAAAACTAATTATAAACCTGGCAAGGTGAGAAATGATGGCCCTTCTCAACTTGATGGAGTTATGGCTAAATTTCAGAAAGTACTAGATGATGAAATGATTGCCCCAATACAATTTTATAAAGACAAATACAACAATGTACCTCCTTGGATTCTTTTCAAAGGAGCGAGTTTAGGCAATATTGTTAATTTTATTAAATTGCAGAAATCTCCTCAAAAAACGAATATCATATCATTAATATATGCTATTCCATACCATTTTGCTGAGAATCAAGAAATAAGAGATTTATTTATGGATACAATATTTGCTTGTCTCGATTTTAGAAATTGTGTTGCACATGGCGGTCGTACATACAATCATTGCGGAAAAGCTTCCTTTCGATACAACAAATTACTTCATTCAGAATTGAATATATCAGAAGCTGATTATCGTAACGATAAAGGTAAGCATGGATTGATTCCTTTATTTACTGCATTAAAGATTTTTGACAATTATAATATTTCTAGAACCCTTTCACAAGGAATAGAATTGTTTGCTGAAATACATTTAGAAAAATATCCTGATGACGAGGACTATTTAGCTCAATTCTTACCAATAGAAAATGTTAGTCTTAGTCTATAAATTAAGTTCACAATAAAACAACCGTACCTGCTGCAACAGGCACGGTTGTAGAAATTGGCATCGTTTTAGATACACAAAGTTCCAACAAAAGTATATCAGCGATGCCTTGTTATTACAAGCAGGGCACTTTTTGTGCCTAATTTTGGGAGGCTGATATGGATTATATTCGTAGGTCATTCACATATAATGGTAAACGGTATTGTGTGTATGGAAAGAATGAGCGAGAAGCGATTGAAAAGCTTGTATTAAAACGTCAAGCTCTTGAGAATGACGAATTGGTTAATCCTGCAAAACGAACAGTATCATCATGGGCGATTGAGTGTGTTGAGACATATAAGGTACGGCAAAGCTCTATCACTCGTGAAAAGTATTTGCAAAAGATGCAGTCATATGTTCTTAATGAAATTGGCTCTATGCTTCTCAAGGATGTGTCACCTATCGTATGCCAGCAGGTATTAAATCTTAAGGCTGATAAGTCTAAAGCTACTATAAATGATACATACCAAATGCTACGTTTTATTTTTAAGTATGCGAAAATCAATAAATTTATCAACAGTGACCCAACGGAGCACCTCGCAAAACCAACTGGATATTATAATCCTAGACGATCACTCACAGTTGCGGAAGAGCAGCACTTTTTAAATGTGCTAGGTAAACATTATGAACCTCTTTATTTTGCATTAATGTATTATGCTGGATGCCGACCATCTGAAGCTTCATTGGTTGAATTCAGAGATATAGTAATGCGTGAGAATATCAGATATTTACATATACGCGGAACAAAGACAAAGGCAGCCGACAGATACATTCCAATCGTAGATGGACTTGCGCAGTTTATTCCCTCTTCAGCTAGTCCTTTTGAGCTACTCTGTAAAAATAGATATGGGAAGGCTTTGAATAAAGATAACAAAAGGCGAGCATGGGCTCACCTCTGTAGGTTAATGAATATTGATATGGGATGTAAAGTATATAGAAACCAACTGTTACCACCATTCCCACTAGCTACAGATATTTCTGCATATTCGTTGCGACACACATTTTGCACAAATCTGCAAAAGCGAGGTGTAGATATCCGAACGGCTCAGTACCTTATGGGACATGCCGATATTCAAATGACAGCCAATATATATACACATGTTGATTTTGAAATTATTAACCAGGCAGCAGCGTTAATGTGATACCGTGTTACACGCTGTGATATAGGATACTGAAACCGTTGATATGCCTAATTATTCAGCTGTACTCCTAAAGCGGGTGTCGGAGGTTCGAATCCTCTTCGGGACACCAGTTCAAAACACTGCAATTCTAACGAGTTGCGGTGTTTTTCTTTTTTGCTGACGCAGTGTCTATTGTCAATATTTACCGATATTTATCGTTATTAGCGTGTTACAAATTGTGTTACAAATTGTGTAAAATCGATTTTATAGTTTATAACTGTTTATGTAATTTCATGCATATAAATAGTATGATAAATAAAAAGCGGGTGATGGTGAGAATTACATCATTACCCAAGTGGGTTTATTACAATAAAAAAAGAGAGGGCGCTACCCTCTCAATCTCGACGTCTCACGTGTACACGGTAGGGCATCACACTGCCCGATCCATTAATACTTATATGGTGCGTATAGCACTTTGTTAGTAAAGGTGAACCTGTATGTATCCACCCTCAACCGCAATCAATACGGTTCTCTCAGTTAGTATTATACCACAATTAGCTACATAACACTAATTGCACCGTCTTTATCCGCTTTAATATCTACCTTGCCATCAGTGATAAGAGTTCCGTCCTTAATGGCAAATATTGCATTATCGCCCTTAACGAGACCTTTTTCTACACGACCTCCATCACTGTTGTAGAATTGCCACTCGCTATCGGTTTTTACCCACCCAGTCTGCATCGCTCCATCTGAGTTAAAATAGTAATTTTTACCAGAGATTGCATGCATACCATTAATATAGGCACTTCCATCGTTAGGCTCTAGGTAGTACCATTTACCACCAATTGACAGCCACCCCGTATACATCTTGCAGTTGCTATCAAAGTAATACCACTTGTCTTTAATTTGCTGCCATCCAGTAACGGCATATCCTGAGCTACCAAAATAGTACCAGGCACCATCGAGCTGTGCCCAGGTTGATTTATAGTAGCTACCTTCTTTAGTTCTATACCACCATCCATTTGAATCTTGAATCCACCCTACAGTTGGAGTAGTTGAGTAATCTGGCCTATAAATGTTTCTAATGTTTTTAGGATATCTGATTCTTATAGCTACTCTTGAGCCACTTGTATTTCCCTCAAGCGTTGTAAGTGTGCCATTCGCATTTCTCTTTATAACAAATCCTATGTGGTCTCTAGAACCACTTCCAGAATCGTTCCCCTTACCGCTCCAACAGAATATAACAATATCACCAGCTTGAGCTTCTGAAAGATTTATCCATTTCAGATTCTTACTACACCAAATCTGCGCATTTGCGACGTTGTTATTCTTTTCCCATTTAATACCTAAATGGCTTAATACATATGATACGAAGACTGCGCACCAAGCCCAACCTCTATATGAGGTTGAGCTGTAGTACCAGTCAGCAAATGTTGCAGAGCCTTGCCCTAAAAATTTTCTAGCATACTCTATAACTTTGTTCCCATTCATCTTACACCTCCTTGTCTGTTGGCGCGTCTGATGGATCATGTTCCTCTTGTGATATTGCTGTAAATCCTGGTGTGTGTTCCCCACCAATCTCATCTCTAGGCTTTTTATACGTCATAGCTAAGTCACTATCCCCTACTCCCTTTGTAGTAGGATCTGTGATAACCCCGAGCATACTTAAGAGTCCTAATATAGCTGTTACAATCTTAGTAACATCTGTCTGTGGAATAGGTATTTTAATCCCTAGTGTTTCACAAATCATATAACCTGTGGTTATTGCTGCACCCATAAACATAGCTACCCACTTACCATTTTTAAATCTAACTTTCCAATTTATCCTCATCTGTTTTACCTCCGTTTTAGCAATAAAAATACCGAGCTATGCCCGGCTAATTCTTTAATTTATTTTCAAGATCATCTAGGCGATGGTTTACCACCTTAATACGTTCCTCAATTACGGGGATGCGTCTCGCGAAATCGTTATGCAGTCTAACCTCTTCTGTCAATCTATCGATTTTAAAATCAGTCAGACAACTAGTCTTGCGAATTCCATAGAGCGACCCCGCTCCTGCTCCTGTAGCTGTTACAATTGCCACTATAATGCTTGTCCAATCAATCATCTATTTCCCCTCCGCTAATAATTGCCAAGCTTCTTGATGCCATATATTCTTACAGGTATCATTGCGGCATTTGTTGTTGATACAGATGTGTTACCTTGAGATTTATATGTGCCAGCTCCAAAAGTTATTCTATGAGAGCTACCACTTCCAGAACTTGTAACCGTCCTCCCGTTCGTCCAGAAATTTGTTCCACCGCCACCAATCGATGGTGCGCAGAATTTGACGGATTCGCCTTTTTTCAAGCTTAAACTAGAACGGGCATTTTCGCCCATGTAATCACTCCACTCTATGATGTACTCATCATAGCTCCCATCAATCGTTAGCGATTGAGACGAAAATTCTGAATTTGGTCTTGAGTTAGACCAAAGCAGTTTTTTTGTTTCGACCGTCGCTAACATCTTCTTGATTTCAATCAATGTTTTAAGAACACTTATCATATTATTTCAACCTCCTTATGCTCTTATTGACGATCCAAAAAAAGTAGCAAGTTCATTTTCTACGGTGCTGTTATCAATGTGGATATCGTTCGTTGATGCTTTCAGTTTCTGAATGTCTTGTTTTACTTCCGCAATGCCATTCTGTAACTGTCCTGCTACTGTATTGTTAACAGCAGCCTTTAACAACGTAATGTATTGTGTTGTTATTGCCTCCAAGTTCATTGGTGTAGGAAAAGCGGGGATAACCAATCCGCACAAATCCCTATCCTGCCTTACATCAACAATGTTAGCATTGGTTATCTCTGTCACCCCTGGCATTACGTATATATCCGCTAGGGCTATCTCGTAATAGTTTGATTCTCTTACAAGGTCAGGAGGTGTTGGCGTTGTGGACGAGACTCCTTCCTTCTTATAAATTTCAATACTTCTTACGCTATCGGAATCATCCATCCTGGCAACAATTCTATCTATCCTCTTCAGCGAGGTATGTGCAGCACTGATAGATATATTCCGCTTGTTTTGCTCATATCCTCTTGTTCCTTCGATATGACAGCCTCCAGGCATTACACTTACTGTCATTCCTCCGTTTGCTACAACTTGCAGATTACTACCATCTGCACTTGTCATAAATACACCATTACTCCAGCACATTTTATTGAATGTGCGCTCCATCCTATGGTCGATTGCTCTATCCCCATATGGATCAGATGGTGTAGTTTTTGATATAAATGGATAACTTATCATATGCCCTCCTTCCTATATGCTGACTGGAATATACTTAGCTTTTCTAGGTGTACCAAATGTAATCTTTAATTCCAGTCTGTTTTTGCTATACGTTTCGTTAACTTCTACAATTCGAGCTTTAAATGTTTGCTCAATTTCATCAAATGAGATACTGCACAAATCACCGATATCATAATCATCTAGATAATAAATATTATTCTGAATGATATCTGCTACTATAGTTTCTTGCTTATAATGATTAAGCATATCAACTTTGGCTTGCTGTCGCATTTGCTCTCTTATCTGTGCTTCGTTCGCAGGCTTAAGTTCGATTCCAGATACATTACCCTCAATTACCTTCTTAGGGTAGTAATCTACATCTAACGGCCTGTTGTTCTCGTCAATGTAGAATTCTGTAATTCTACCTCTGCTATTGCCACCTTCATCTGTGATTATTGCTTCATTTGAAAATCCGGTTGTCTCCATAGTCTGAAAGATTTGATAATAGGGGAACGCATCACTATCATCATATTGATATTCAACCCTGGATACATTTTCATACCCTTTACCAAAAATGATTTTTTCACTTAAATCTCTGCCTACTTTAGGTCCAATGAGATAAGTGAAGTGTGGCTCGTCTGGATTCTTTTCCCATCTCTCTAATTCAGATGCAAGTGGCCACTTCCTGATTTCAATTATCGGAGACATGTTGTGTAGCAATAGGTAATTGCGTAGAGCTTCACCGATGTTATCACCTTGCTTTATAGATAGGTCTACCTCATCTGGCCAAGGACTACCATCAGCTGGATGAATCCCTCCAAGAAATGACGGTCTAGGTTGATGCGTTACTCCAATTACATTGTTAGCCAGTACATGTGCATCTATTTCAAGGCTCACCCAGAATTCCCACTCTGTATGATCTGCTGCTTTTGCAAATGCGTTGCTGTCTTCTCTAGCTTGTACAAGGTCTAGTAGTTTTTCTAAAAAATACCCTTTTATGGTAACAAAGGTTCCCTCTATTTTTTCTTCAATAACAGTCTTTTTTACAATGCCAGTTTCTGGACGACCATCTATATTTACATATTTAATTTTGTCATTCCATTCACTTGCAATGGTATATATCGTAAAATCTCCAGCTTCATTCCACTTTCTATTCCATGTGATTTCGATAAACTCAATTGGCTCCAGTGGATTCATAGCTTTGTCATAAAAGTTGATCATATGCCATCATACCTTCCTGTATATGTGATTTTAGACTTAAATGCTGTACCACTCGGTGATGTTATAGATATCAAATTTGCACCTGGTACAAGCTTCAATTTTCTATAGTCCACAGGACTCTTTATCATCTCACCATTTAGTGTTGCGTATGCTTTGGAACCATCAATGCTTACGATATCTCCCTTTTTCAAAGTTACTTCCGCAACACATGTTACATCTCCAACTTTTACAACTAAGTCTTTTACATAACCATCTGCTATGATTTTAATAACAGGATTTGTTTTTGCAGTTCCCTCGTATTCTATCAATACACTATCTGATCTATCTTCGGTTGAGTACAACATTTTCTTACCTGATGTGTAAGCTCTTGTAACTGACCATCTTGCTGTTACACTAGATAAGTTCGATTGCTCTTCTCCAACGGCAAAAAGTTCGCCATAAGGCGATAGATAGGATACTTTTAGCGATGCATTTTTTCGGTATCTTTCTGTTGGGAATGTCAGTCCTTTAATTGCACATCCTTTTGCTATTTTGACATCTCCCATGTATGTTATTTCAACATCATAGGTAAATGCAGGGTTGTGAAAGAACAGTGCCGCTCTGCGCAGTTCTCGATAATCTCCATCATCATAATTTCTAGGAACTGTGGCAACTTCTATCGTTCTAGATCCTTTACGTCGCCCAGTTATTAAATCACCATCACCGATTCCTTTAGCCTCGGTAAATACTTCAATTTGAGGAAACTCTGCTCCCTCAAGCGATGTCATCATCCAATCATCATTTTCATAATTAAATGTTAAGCCATCACTACGGATGGCTCTAACACAATATCCTTTATTCCTCATTTATATATAATCCCCCGCAAATGCATACTTAGCTGTATTCTTTATAGCTTCTGCCGTCTCTCCAGGAGTCTTCACAGGCTGGTAAATGTTGATGTTCTGCACAACATTTCCTGTTTGATTTGCAGCATTATTCTGTGTTGCTCCGCTCCAGCTAATCTGCGCATTACGTACAAGATTTGGATTAAATGAAGCTGTCATACTCTTTGCAGTATCATCCATAACACTACTTAATATTCCTGAATTTTTGGTTACTCCAACAGCTATACCTGCAGGAATCCATCTTCCAACCTCTGCAGCAAATACTCTTGATGGAGAATTAATCCCCAGCACCTTTTTAGCTGCTGAAAGCGCCTTCGAGGCAAGATTCTTCATCGAGGAAAATAATTTACCAGCTGCGCCAGCAATACCTCTTATTATCCCAGATATGATGTGTGTGCCAACGCTTCCCCAGCTTACGGCTCTAAATGCGCTAAGCATTCTTGATGCAGCACTCTTTGCACTACTCCACATACGACTTGCAAGACTTACAAGTCCCGATATTACAGCAACAACAATACGACCGCCAATACTAGTAATTACTCCCCAAGCGGATCTAAAACCTTGAATCAAGTGTACAATTGCTGTTGCACCTGCATTAAACAGCACTGTAGGTAAGTTGATAAATGCGTTAACTATTGTTACACATAAACTTTGCGCTGCACTAAACAGCGAGCCAATTCCACTTCTTAATGCTCCTGCTATGCCACTTATCATAGTTGAGCCTAGACTCATCCAATTGAATGCTGTAAACGCATTCCACATTGCCCTCAATATTTGAGGTATATTTGCTATCAATGTAGGGATTGCATTAATTAACCCCTTGACTAACGTAATGATAATTTTCCCACCAGTTATCATTATCTTCGGAGCATTATCATTTATAAGGCCCGCAATATTGGTTATTATCTGTGGGATTTTTTGTATCATCACAGGCATAGAATTTGCCCATCCCTGTGCTAGTTTCAAGAGCATTTCCATACCAGCGCTAACAAACTTTCCAGCATTTTTTCTTAAGCTTGCTGTGAATTGGGTAACCATAGTTAATCCCTTTGATATAAGTCCTGGCATGCTTGCCCCAAGGCTATTACCTATCTTACTGAACATCTGCGGAAATGTAGTACCAATTACATTTACAAGTCCCTTCGCGATATTCCCTAATGCTGGCAATAGATTACTGAGGAATGTGCCTGTTGATGTAACAAGGTTCTCCATTGACTTGCTTACATCTCTACCTAGCGTCAAGTTGCCTAAAAAATCTTTAGCAGCCGACTTCATCATGTTGAAGGAACCAGATATTGTACTTGCAGCTTCTTTAGCTGTTGTTCCAGTTATCCCCATCTGCGTTTGAATAGCATGAATAGCTTGAGTTACATCTGAGAAACTGCTGATATCGTACTTCTTACCGGTGAGCTTTTCAGCATCATTTAAAAGCCTCTGCATCTCACCTTTAGTGCCCCCATAACCTAATTTAAGGTTATCAAGCATCTGGTACTGTCCACGTGCCAATGACTGATATGTCTGAGTAACCATGCTGAGATCAGTTCCCATTTTATTTGCATTGTCAGACATATCTGTAATTGCCTGGTTTGATAGTTTGGCAGCTTTCTTGGTATTTCCTCCCAAGGAGCTAATCATAGCTGCAGAAAACGATGTAACATTTTCCATGTATTCATTTCCTGACATCCCAGCAGTTCTATATGCTTCTGCCGCATACTTCTTCACTCGGCCAGCAGACCCTTTAAATAGTGTTTCTACACCGCCTAGCGACTGTTCTAGTTTCGCTCCCTCGAATATCGCAGTTTTTAATACTTTTCCAATTCCAGCGGCAATTATCGCTGCTTTTATCTTGCTTCCTAATCCTTTTCCAAGCGATGTGCCAGCACTATCCATATCGCCGCCCATCGACTTTTTAAGCATCCCTCCAATGCCTTTTGCGGACGGGATAACCTGCACATATGCTTTTCCTAATTCTGTTGCCATTTACTTATCCCTCCTGAATCTTTCCCTTGCTGCCTCAAACTCCTCTGCAGAGTCAAATATAAGCGTTTCGTGAGTATTTATCTTTTCACTAGCAAATTCACTCACCATGTTGGCTGATATTCTTGCAGGGCGATTTCTTCCCTTTTCTCCGTCCTCTGTGCGAGACCACAACAGCAGATTTACAATGTCAAATATCGACGCTAATAAAAAAGTATCGGGAGCTACCACTAGTCCCGATACTTTGGTTTTTATTCTGCTTGAGTCTTTTAATCCGGCTGCCAACTTAGCTACAAGTCTTGCCGGGAGAGCACGATAATCATATATATGATAAGTCTCTACAAAGTCACATATTAATGCATCCTCATCAACATTAATGAAGCTAGCAAGGCAGATTAGTTTTTTAGCTCTTGTGATAACGTGAATATTTCACCTAGTTCTTTTTCGATTAGTCCGCTAGGAACCATGCCCTCATCCGTCCTAACATGATCATACAGTCTCTTTTTATCCTCCTTACCCAACAGCAATCTGATAACAGTAGATATCTGCAATGGATCATCTTCGAGTTCTGCAAGTGCATCAATTAGTTCCATGTTATCCAGGCGTTCTACTTCAATGTTGAAAACAAAACCACTTTCAGTTTCACCGCTAACATATTTCTTTTCTGCCATGACTTACCTCCTTACGCCTTCTCGATATATTCGTAATGTGTGTTTTCAGAGCCATCAGGCTTTGCCGTAATGGTTAGTTCATATCCGATTACTGCATCATCCTTGTACTCAACTTCACCTACTTCAGAAATCGTTCCAGCAGGTACTACAATGCGCTTGATATAGCCTCCCTTAAGTACCGTTTCAATAACATAGATTGCATCTTCTGTTTCAGATGAGTTTGATTTAATCACTACTTTATCATCTAATGTTCCTGTTACATTCTTGCTACCAAATGCAGTTTTCAGTACTTCTACATTAAGTGCCTCAATGAGTGTTACTTCAAACTTATCAGTCTTCTCCTTAAGCAGAGATGCTACTGTATTTCCACCCCAAGCTTTAACATCATCTGTATCTAGCTTGTTCTCGTTTTTAACACCATCATCACTAATATATCCAAGTGACTTAAACGCTGCATTAAGTGCTGTTTTTGCATCACTTGGAATCGGTGTTCCTACTGGCGCTCTCCAGATAGCTCCACCAACTTTTGGCTTTCCCGCAGTAACATATGCTGCATTTACATTTGTTGCCATTTGTATTCCTCCTAATTGTAATAAGTAATATCGTATACTGACTGAAATCTATATCTCTTAGTCGTTAAATCGGTGAAATTATAATCTGAATTGAGTTCAACTTTAGTTGCAACACTATCAGGTGCCGCCATCTTATACATGGCTTCCTTCACCTTTTCATTCAGCTCTGCAGCTTCATGTCGTGTCTTGCCATATGCTTGTACAGCAAATGTTGCAGAGTTCAGCCCTATAGATTCAGTCCCTCCTGTTTTTTCAACTAAAACAAACTTATCTCCTGCGCCTTTAGGTTCTTCAAGGTGAACCTCAATGCCAGACAAATTCCTTTTTATCCATTCAAAAACTGTTAACTCAATCATCATTAACCTCTCATAGCTTTAAGAAGTGTATTGTTTTTCGAGTTATCTTTCCGTGCTTTAATGGTTTTTGCATGTACAGATGCATTTACACGATTTTTTCCAACATGCGTAGTCATTTCATAACCATCACCACACCTATTTTGGATTCTTTTTGCGTTTTTACTACACTCTGCCATAAGCTCATCAGACCTCAATAACTCTCTTACACCACTTCTGTTTAGCTGAAACTTAGTCATAACATTCCACCTGCACTTGTTTATTCCACGATAGTGGAAGCATTTCTTCTATCCCTTCGATAGGTTCACCAACAACCTTGAATTTCTTTCCAAAAAATTCAACAAGGCAATCCGTCCAGGTGTGTGTATCACCTTTTGGGATTGCTAGTTTATAGATAACCTTATCACTCATAATTGATCTTTCTGTTGTGATATCATCAGATGTTACCGGTGCAACAAGTACATTCTCAACGTTGACAGCATGCTCTTCATATATGTCTGTGTCAAATTTATCTTTGCCTGTAACAAATTTTTCATATAGTGTTACGGTAATTCCTTTAATCTCCATATATGTCAATCACTCCTAATCTCTGCCTTTTTAGCCCTAGCCTGGATAGTTCTGCATCTTTGATGAATAGTCCTCCGCCAGGGACTAAGTACGTCCCGGATGTTGTGTATCCCATCGCCGATTGAGAGAATTGTGTCATCGGTTCATTAGTTGTAGATGATAGTAGCATTCTTGTAATTACGTCTACTGTCACCGACTTGGCAATGCTCCCTAGAATTGGTGATGCTTCAATCATCTTGTCCAAATCTTTTCCAGTTAAGCTTGCCTCATGCCTAAGCGTGTCACAAACAATAGGCAGGAGCGCTTCTGCACGCTCCTGCTCTTTCGGTAACAAATTTCGCCACATCTTGTTGATATCTTCAAGAGTTGCGTAGTTGCTCATTTCTAAGCCTTCTTTCCGCCCTTTTTGTTAGGCTCATCAGCTTCATCATCTTCAGTTTCAGCCTCTTCAGAATCCTCAGTTTCAGCCTCTTCAGCAGCTTCTCTAGCATCTGCTTCATCTGCATCTTCCCAGAATTCTCCGCTGATTGGTGCATCTACTTCAATAACTTCTCCGCTTATTGTATTTCTGTATCTCATATTACTGATCCTTCTTAATAATCTTAGCAAACGCGGTTGGATCTAGGATTCCCCAGCCGATATAAGTCTCAGCTCTGAGGTACACCTGGTTGTACGCCTTGAGGTCCTTTCCTGTCTGATCTGGATCACCGTAAGGGATAACCTCTAGTGGGATATCCTTAGCAAATCCCCACTTGAACGCATTTGCAAAATCTCCTACGTATCCAACAGCCTTGTTTGCAAATGAAACTGTGCTGTTTACATCGCATGCAGTGCCACCAAGAGCACCAGGGCTAGCACCGAATCTAAACTCTGGATACTGTGGCACTCCATTTACCTTAATCTTTGCAAGCTCACTTCCAAATATCTTTGATAGAGCGAATCCTGTTACATCGTACTCGCCGATTGCTGCAGCTGCCGTTTCAAGCACAGCCTCTTCAGTTCCAGCTGTATAATCTACCTTTGTTACTCCAGTTGCAGTATCAAAGCTCTTTGTCCCGATTAGCGTAGATACCTGCTTATCTCTAGGATTAACTCCATGCATCGCCATGATGTCAAGACCACGTGCAATCTTCTTGGAATAACCGTCGTTAAACGCAGTTAGGATATCGAGCTGCTTCTCCTCCGATGCATACATGAATTCATCAGACACTCTAGCTCCGTACTCAACCTTAAGTGGTACAATCTTAACAGGTTCAGCCTTAATGCCACCTGTTCCCTTCTTTCCGCCTTCTCCAACGAGATTTACTTCGCTATCCATCGAGAATGTGAAGATGTCACTTCCAGTAAATGCTACTGGAATCTGCCCCGATAGCTGAGCAAGTGTTGAGTGTCCCTTTACTTTGTTAAATAGGTCTGCTACCACCTCTGGTGCAAACATTGTCCCCATCTGTAGTGTTTCTGCCATTGTTTCTTATTCCTTTCTTAAATTACCTAGCATTGATTTTAGTGCGGCCTTTTTCATATCACCGCCTGATGGTTCTGTATCCCTCAATGGCGGTGTTTTTGGCTTACCTAAAAAAGATTTAAAAGTTTCTGCATCCTTTCGCAAAGCATCTTCATCATCACCTGATAACTTACCTGCAAGCTCATATGGAATACCTGTCTCGTGCGCAACTCTAATCTTCATGTCGTTCTTTTCATAAACGCTGATTCGATTGTGCAACTCTGCAAGTTCCTTTTCGTGTCCGGACTGCTTTTCAGTAAATTCTTCAATCTGCTTTGTCTGAGTTGCGATAGTTTCCTCAAGAGTAGCGTTATTTGATTTAATTTCGTCATAATCACTATACTTCTGAGCAAACTTCTGTTCTGCTCGATTCAATCTCTCTCTGATTGCTGCATCGAACTCATCCTGTGTTGTGATCGGTGTAAAATCACTCATGTTCCACCTTACCTTTCTACCACTTACCGGGTGGTTCCCGTAAATATCTAAAAAGCAGCCTCTTCAGGCTGCATTAATAGCTAATTCTTTGTTTTTCATGTATTTTAGTTTCTGAGCATAGCCAATATGCCAATATTGTGCTATCCATTAAAGCGATTTCAATGTTATCTGCTAATGACTTATAACCAAATCCACCATTGGTGCCAATCGCTCTTTTTTCACTGTTGCTTACTGTTTGTGCTAATGATGGTTGGCCAGCATGACATATTTCTTTACTGAATATGCCTTGCTCAAATGCAGCATTCGCCACTATTATCTCTTTTACAGTTGGTAACAGCGGTGATTTGAGTTTCATTTCTCTCATGTTCTCTTCTAGCAATTGCTGTCCATTAGCACCGTCTACGACTATGTCATAGACATTTGGGTTCATCATGAATGGTATCATCCAGCTATTCCCTGCTCTTGTTGGCCTGCAATCTATACATTCAACAAATATTCGTCCATCATCTGTGCGAGATGCAACAGACATTGCAACATTTGTTCCATCTTTACTGTATTTAACTCCCAAGAATAAACCACCAACAAGTTTAGGCATTGCCTGTACTTGAAGCTCTGCCCACTCATTAGAGCTTATTGCCGACTTTTGATTGTATCTTAGCCACAGCCCAAGTCTCTGTATATTGAAGTCGTCATCATCGTTCCCAACTTCATCAAGTATTTTTCGTTCTGTAAGGATTGTTCCCAGAGACGGATTTGTCTGATACCATGCTTCTTTATCTCTTACATCTGTTTTCTTGTCTACGGACCATTCCGCCCATCCAGTATTTACCGTTTTACCGCCTAAGGCATTTTGTCTTAGTTTTAAGAAAACTGTTCCAGAGCTTACTGGGGTTGGAGGTGTACCACAATATATTGTTTGCGGATTGTTACTATCCGATACAACATACTTTAATGCAGATTCCTGATCATCTGTATATTCTTGTGCCTCGTCTATTACAAGTAAATCGAATCCTTCTCCCAGTCCACCTTTTGCAGTTCTAGTTCTAAATTCAATTTTTCCACCATTTTCTAGTTCAATATGTTCCTTTCCAAAAGCTCTGTAAGATGATTTAATCTGCAGCTTTGCTTTTGTAACTAGTTTTAGTAATCTATCCCAAGCTGCATGTGTTGTAGAAGTTCTATGCGCTGTGTGCATGATGTGTTCGCCATTTTTTAACCCCCACAGTTCTCGTATGGCCACAACTTCATTTTTCCCATTTCGTCTTGGCACTGAATATCCAAATTTTGTATGAGTCCACAGCTTTTCTTCATTTTGTGCCAATATGTCATATATGAGCAGCTCCTGCCACTCTTGTGCAGTCCTACCAGTTTTGTTGTAGAGCTTTATTGCCTCAGCCCCTTTTGTTTTATAATAGGGCAATGTTACGAACTCGGTAGGGATCTGCCGTCCAATTCGTACCTCTGGCATAACTCCTCCTAAATTTATTGGGGTGACTGACTGGAATCGAACCAGCGATATTGGAGCCACAATCCAACGCCTTAACCACTTGGCTACAGTCACCATGTTGACTTTTTGTCATATATCTGATAATCTTTATTTAAGAGTTAATCCTTTAGGATTAATTCAAGATGAGATCCGCCCCCGTCTTGGGCTTTCTCATCTTTTTTTTATGTAATTTATTGCCATGAGCATTTCATCGTTTTCAAATACAAACACATCTATATTTTTTACATCGGATGGAGTACTTCTAACGAGCCTGTTCATGATAATGTTATATATCTCTGTTTTAGGTTGTTTTTTTCTGACCTCAATAATCAATCCACCAGGATTTGTTTCAATTTGATGTATCCCTTTTTGTACTTGCTTGTCAATCGAATTGGCGGATTGAACACTTTTGTGTTCCCACAACCTCCCATTCCATAGGTAATCAGGGAATATTCTCTTTCTTTTTTTAAGTAAAGTTATATCTCCACCAAATTTATCATGTAGAATTTTTGCGTACTTTATTTCAGCATCTCCATTCTGCCCTTTTTCCCACCCGGCTTCAGTTTTAATTTCACCTCTTCCTGGAGTAGCACTATCCCAATATTTTTTTAAAGTTTCTCGACTCATCTTGTTAAATACATCTTCTGACTCCAATTCTTTAGCCTTTTCTATTCTTGCATCTTTTTCGGATCTATATTCCTTCTTGCTCCATACATCAGTGTATCTGCCTTTTTCGTTTCTAAATAGCACTATGCATTTACAGTAATCGTGTCTTCTAAAAAAGTCTGCTGGTTGTTCTCCATATTCATACTCTCCCACAAGACTATGACACCAATCACAGCACCTGCCTATTTCCCTACGACTTACTATAGTTTTCAGTCCAGCCTGAGCAGAGCTTTCAGCATTTTCTTTGACAAACTCATCATAATAAGCTTGTGTTATATTCTTGATTGGCTCATTAAGATATTTATTTATTGCCTCTTCAGCAATTTCTTTTCGAGTTTTAATCATACTCTTCAATTCCTACGTTATATGCATTTACAAAATTATTTATAAGCGATTCTATTCTTTCTTCTGGAAATGCCAGTTCTATTGGCTTGATATGTATTCCATTCGCCTTGCGTTCAGTCATGACAACCTCTGCAGCTACTTTATTCACAATGCCATGAATATTTACCATAAGCGGCTTTATTGCCTTTTCGGCAATATTCCAATACATTTTGTCATTTGGCATCATCTCAGGCTTGATATTGTCTATCAGCACTCTAGAAGCAATCTCCCCCAATCTCTTGCAAAGGATTGTAATATCTCTTTGAGTCGCTTTGCTGTTTTCAACTTTGAGCTTTATCGCCTTTATAACAACATCTACCGCCAATCTCTCATTAAACGCAGTTTCTATCCTTTTCTGAAGCTCTAAGCCTATATCATTCATAGAATCCACCTTACTTGTTACTTGCTATTCCCGTTATATCTCTTAGCACTTCCGCATCCAGATAATCAGGTACTGCTTGATTAATCTTTATTGCTCCATCTCCAATGCTGCTCAGCATTGCTGCATCTGGTTCAAATACTGGTTCCCACTTAGGTGTTGTTTTATACACCGCTCTGCGTTTATATGCGAAATTATCTCTTACACATGCAGCTAGATATCCAGCGTTCAAAAAACCTGTTCCAAAGTTTCTTTGCGCCTTTTTCGCATATAGTCTCAACGTCTCGTGGGATGCCTTAATAGCTTCCTGCGAAGATGGATTGTCAGTAACAAACCCGAGATCATCCATAGTCAAACCTGTTTCACCAGCAAATAACGAAGCAAACATTTTGAGCTGGTCGTTATGCGGCTGCATTGACTGCTGTGTGAACTGTCCAAATTTTGGTTCACTTTCGTTTCTTCCTGATGAACTTGTTATCGCAAACATTGCGGACATTGCCGCACTCCATTTATCTAGTATTTCCGTATCAGGACTGAGTCCTGTCACCCACTTCTGTGGGAAGCTGAAAAACTCTGCTGATATTTCCGAGCGTTTAACAGTTCTTGATGCAGATGCAAGGATAGACATGCATGCCCGGCTTATCCTCGACCTTCCAAATGGCCTATCTGCATCAGAGCGATAGATTATCGGAACGAGCAATGGATACGGTGCTGGATTATCATATACTTCTGCGCCTGATTGCTTGTCATAAATGATTGTGCTTTCTGCCGTGAAATATGCTTCTATTTGAGGGATACCGCTATCATCCCTCTTCAGCACTGCATAGCCTTCTGTGAGCATATTTGTAACGGGATCTAGTATGCCAGTTGCATCATCTCCATTAATTACTTGCAGTCTTGGGAAGCCCTCTTCATCTGCCGATATATAAATAAATGAGCATGATGCTATCAAAGCCCCTAAAATTGCGCTGTCAAAAAGCACATCGCTGTTATTCGCCTGATAAATGCCATTTATATCAAAGGTATCATCAGCAAATTCTCTAAACACAAGCCTATCAGCAATGCTATCTACTGCTTTCCCGCACCAGCCTAATGTTGACATCATATTCCTTAGCTTTGGCGGAGTTGAAATTCCAAAATCTGGTACATTATGCTTCATGGCATAGTACATGTATCTTGTCTTAACTCTGCCTCTCTTGATTGATAATTTATTTCTTAAATATCCTATGCCTCTATATGCCATTTGATTCTCCTAAAATTTTTTCATTACACCCCCCTCGTCCGGGGTTAGCGTGTGTTTTTTTTCGTAGTGACG